TTTTTATGTGAAGCCATGCAATATTGTATAATCTGTAGATACATATACCTAGTATCCAGTGAATACCTAATGAGTGCCTACCTATATGTACCTATTAAGTTTTTTTATTTAAGAATCACTACCTATTAGGTATATACTAGATAGTAAGTATGGATAAAAGTGTACTAAGTAAAGTAAAAAACCTATCCTCTGATCAGAAGCAGGAACTTCTTTCCCTGTTAGAAGAACTAGAAAAAGCCAAAGGTAGAGAAAAGTGCCATGAGGACTTCATGACCTTTGTTGGGGAGATGTGGTCAGCCTTTATCCATGGTAGACACCATGAGATTATGGCGGATGCCTTCGAGAGAGTCGCTAGAGGCGATCTGAAGCGTTTAATTATCAATATGCCACCTAGACATACAAAGAGTGAGTTCGCTTCGTACCTGCTTCCTGCGTGGTTCTTAGGTAAATACCCAGATAAGAAGATTATCCAGACTGCCCATACTGCTGAACTAGCGGTTGGCTTTGGTAGGAAGGTTAGAAACTTAGTTAATAGTGCGGATTACAAAGCAGTATTTCCTAATGTGAGCTTACAGTCAGATTCAAAAGCAGCAGGTAGATGGAACACCAATCAGGGTGGAGACTACTTTGCGATTGGTGTAGGCGGTGCGGTGACTGGTAAAGGTGCTGATCTACTTATTATTGACGATCCCCATTCCGAGCAAGAGGGAGCTTCTGCAGACATCAATGTATTCAATCGTACCTATGAATGGTACACATCTGGTCCAAGACAGCGTTTACAACCAAATGGTTCTATCGTTGTGGTCATGACTAGATGGCACAATAAAGATTTAACAGGTCAAGTAGTCGATGCTAGTGTAAAGCGTGGCGGTGCTGACCAGTGGGAAGTCATAGAGCTTCCTGCCATTATGCCTTCTGGAAACCCTTTGTGGGCAGAGTTCTGGAAGATGGAAGAGTTACAGGCTTTGAAAGCCGAGCTACCCAACAGTAAATGGATGGCTCAATATCAACAAGACCCAACCTCTGAAGAGGGAGCTTTAGTTAAGCGTGAGTGGTGGCAAGTGTGGGAAGGCAGAGAACCGCCTGACTGTGAGTTTGTTATTCAATCATGGGATACAGCTTTTATGAAGAATCAAAGAGCTGACTATTCTGCGTGTACTACATGGGGAGTTTTCTATAAAGAAGATGACGATGGAATGATTTCTCCTTTTGTTATTATGCTAGATGCATACAAAGAACGATTAGAGTTTCCTGATCTCAAGAAGATGGCGTTTGAGAAATACAACGCATACAAGCCAGATGCCTTCATTGTAGAGGCTAAGGCTGCTGGTATGCCCTTAATATTTGAATTACGAGCTATGGGTATACCTGTACAAGAATACACTCCTAGCCGAGGTAACGATAAGATATCAAGAGTCAACGCAGTCTCTGATTTGTTTGCTTCAGGTGTTGTTTATGCTCCATCAACTAGATGGGCAGAAGAAGTCGTTGAAGAGTTTGCTGGATTTCCTAATATGGAACATGACGATTTAGTTGATAGCACTACGCAAGCTCTGTTAAGATTCAGACAAGGTGGTTTTATTCCATTATACTCAGACGAAGAAGATGAGCCTTTGGAACACAATCGTACCGCAAATTATTATTAATGAAAATTTATATAACTTCTTTTATACATAATGGTAATGAATATGCAGGACCAAACATTCATGCTGATTCATTTGATTCTGCTGATATCATAGCGAAAGAGCAAAATTTAACAGTATGTGGCGAACTTACAGAAATACTGCAAGATAATACAAATAAAGAGTTAAATGATAAAACATTACATTAGGAGATTTAATTGGCTATAGAAAGACAACCAGCTACACCTGTAGAAGGAACAATAGAGCAAGACCCTCAAGATCAAGAGCTTACCATTGCTATAGAAAACCCAGACTCATTAGCCATCGAAACTGAAGATGGTGGCATGATCATTGACTTTGATCCTAATGCTAAAGAAATGGGCAATGTAGAGTTTGACTCTAATCTAGCAGAATTTATAGATGACGATGTTTTACAAGAACTAGGCTCTAAACTTGTCGGTGACTACAATGGCGACAAAGACTCAAGATCAGAGTGGGAAGAAACTTATACTAAAGGCTTAGATCAGCTAGGACTCAAGATAGAAGAAAGAACTACACCTTGGTCAGGAGCTTGTGGTGTGTTTCATCCAATGCTCAGTGAAGCTGTTATACGCTTTCAATCCCAATCAATTACAGAAATGTTTCCTGCTGCTGGACCAGTAAGAACTAAAATAGTAGGAAAGATTACAGAAGAAAAAGAAAAACAATCGCAGAGAGTAGAAGATTACTTAAACTACTTGCTGACACATGAGATGTCAGAGTACAGAACTGAAACAGAAAAGATGTTATTTTCATTGCCATTGGCAGGTTCTGCATTTAGAAAAGTTTATTTTGATCCTAGCTTAGATAGACCTAGCTCTATCTTTGTACCAGCAGAAGATGTTGTAGTGAACTATGGAGCAAGTGATTTAGAAACTTGTGAAAGAGCCACTCATGTAATGCGTAAATCATCTAACATTGTTAGAAAGATGCAGGTTAATGGGTTCTACAGAGACATCAAGATACCTGATGGTTCACAAAAAATGTCAGATATCAGTAAGAAGTATGACGAAATTACTGGTGAATCAGACACTTACAACTACGATCAAAGCCATACAATACTAGAAATGCAGGTAGATTTAGACCTAGAAGGGTTTGAAGATACTGATAGTTCAGGCAAACAAACAGGTATAGCTATACCTTATGTTGTCACTATTGATTTTCCAAGTGGCATTATTCTTAGCATACGCAGAAACTATTACGAAGATGACTCTGCAAAACTAAGAAGGATGCACTTTGTGCATTACCAATACCTACCAGGATTAGGTTTCTATGGGTTTGGTTTAATACACATGGTAGGAGGATTAGCCAAGTCAGCTACATCTATACTAAGACAATTAGTTGATGCAGGTACTTTAAGTAATTTACCTGGCGGTTTAAAAGCTAGAGGACTCAGGATCAAGGGAGATGATACTCCTATCATGCCTGGAGAATTTAGGGATGTTGATGTACCAGGTGGTGCTATTAGAGACAACATTACATTCTTACCATACAAAGAACCATCAGGAACTTTGTATAACTTATTACAGAACATTGTAGAAGAAGGCAGAAGGTTTGCCAGTATGTCAGACATGAAGATATCTGATATGAATAACCAAGCACCTGTTGGAACTACACTAGCATTGCTAGAAAGAAATCAAAAAGTTATGAGTGCTGTGCAATCTAGGCTTCATGCTTCAATGCGTAAAGAGTTTGATATATTAGTTGGTATTGTAAAAGACTTTACAGACCCATCTTATCCATATGAAACAGATGAAGGTGAAGATATTAAAGCAGAAGATTTTGATAACAGAGTAGATGTATTACCAGTATCTGATCCTAATGCAGCAACAATGGCTCAAAGAATTATGCAATATCAGGCTGCTATGCAGTTAGCTCAGTCATCTCCTGATATGTATAACTTACCTGAATTACACAGACAAATGCTTAATGTATTAGGCATTGAAGATGTAGAAGATATTATTCCAGATGTAGATGATGTTAAACCAGTTGATCCAGTCACTGCAGTACAAAACATTATTACTGGTAAACCAGTCAAAGCATTTATAGATCAAGATCATGAAGCACATATTGCTGTAGTTACATCAGCACAGCAAGACCCTGAAATACAACAGCTTGTAGGTCAAAGTCCAAGTGCTCCTTCTATACTTGCTGCAGGTTCAGCTTACATTAATGAGCATTTATCAATGCAATATAGAAAAGAAGTTGAAAGAGAGATGGGTGTTGAGCTTCCGCCAGAAGGTGAGCCAATACCAGCAGATGTTGAGAAGCGTATCTCTAGCCTTGTAGCAGAAGCAGCTAAACGAGTATTAGGTACATCACAAGCAGAAGCTGAACAACAACGAGTTCAAGAACAACAAAAAGACCCACTCATTCAAGCAAAAGAAAGAGAAGTAGCAATTAAAGAACAAGTAGCACAAGCTAAAATTGAAACAGATCAAGCAAGAATAATGTTAGATGCTACGAAAGCAAAAGCTAATAAAGAATTACAAGAAGCTAGATTGCAACAAGAAGGTCAAATAGCTGGAGCTAAAATAGGACAGCAAGTTGCTAGTGATTTGCTATCAAAAGAATCTGAAAAAGAAAAACAATCAATAGAAGATTTTAAAACAGGTGTTGACATAGCTAAGGATATGATTAAAGATAGCGATTAGTATGTCAAATGAAATCACGGAGCTATCACTATCAGAACATCTGAAGTTAAAGTATCGTGATATGATGAATGAACACGCTGATCATATTGCTACAGGAGCTTGTAAAGA